TCCTCCACGGCGGTCTTGTACTCCTCGTCTGTTTTGAGCCACTCGTAATGGGTGGAGCGATGCACGCCCACCATCTTGCACGCTTGGGTAATCACGCCCAAGGACTTCTCCAGCGCCTCGAGCATGGCCTTTTTTTTGTCCGTCGGATTCGTCGGATTCATACCTGTTTGATGTCCAGCCTCTGACAAGTCCAAGCCCGTGTAAGCTGACCCGATTCTGGGTCCCGGAAGAATTGAATCATGGCCTCAACATAAACCCTCCCTTGTGCGTCTGCACATCGGTGGTCCAAGTGAGGCATGGCGCTCACGATTTGCTGGTAGGCTTCCTCGTGTGTCATTCGTCCTTCAGGGAATTGATGCACACGGCCAGGCGTTGCACCTGGTCAGGGAACTCCGCTCTCATGGTGAAGTCGTTCATGCACCGCTCCATGAATTGGGTCTCGTCCTCGTTGGGTTTGGGCTTGGGGATGGGCATCACGCGAAAGTTGAGTGGTCGCAACCGGAGTCGCTCTTACTTGCAAATATGGGCAGAACCTCAAAGTCCCACTCGTGCTCCTGGTACCTCTTCAATCTCCGGTTGTTGTGGCGGATGTGGTGGAAGAGGTGGCGCTTTGCTTCGTGCCTATCCTTTACCCACCATACGCGGCGCTCCTTAAATGCCGGACACGTGAAGACTGCCTTGTATGCTTCAGCCATTTCCGAGGATCCACGCGAAGGTGAGGGCTGCCCCCATCAATCCCATGAAGGTGGCCACGTATGCGAAGTCTTGCTTCTTCATTCGAGCTTTCGTTTGTAGTGTTCGATGATGCGCTCCGTCTCGTGCTTGTAGAACTCCTTGAACTCCCCCCGCGGGTCTTGGTTCCACACCTTGAAGAGCACGTTCCGGAGGCGTTGGCTTTGGCTCTTGGGCTCGTCGTATAGGTCCAGCTCCACCGCATCGAGGGCCTCGAGTTCCTCGTGGTTGATGCGCTCCTCCCCTCTAAAATACAAAATTCCGAACGTATCGACAAGCCTATCGATGTCCATGATTTCGGTCGAGGTCTTCTCCTGCGTGACGAATCGCAGGGATACGGAGCGGTCCTTCCTGCGCTGGTATCCGTCAAGCTGTCCGGCGGTGATGATCTTCAAAATAGCGTGAGTTGGCGTTCTGGGTCGTGGTAGGTCTCGTATTCAGTCTTCACCACGAGCCCCCCATTGCTTCGGTACTGCCAGCACGTGGCCAGCTGCTTCCGTCCGTCCTTCTCGACGATGTTCTGGAAGAGGACCTTGTCCCGGGTCAAAACAGCTCGAGTTGACTATTCCCGAGGAGCTTCCACTCCGTCGTGCTCAATTCGTAGACGTCCTCGTGCCCTGGTGGGGTACAGTCCCACATTGTCGCCTCCCACCTCTTGCCGTCGATTTCGTGGACTGTGGTGTGGACCTTCCGGAACTTCTTCATTCGTCCCGCATTTGGTACCCGTGAGCCCGGCAGAGGTTGTCAATTTCGCCCAAGGTCAACGCCCCCACACCCCGGAACCTCATCCATTCGGCCTTCGAGTATTGGGTGAGGTCTTCCACAGAGTGAAACATGGACAGCCGTTGGAGGATGTTCTGAGCGCGGTGGGAGAGCTTGCGGAACTCTTGCGGCATTTGGTAGGAGTGGATGTCCTGCGCCGACCGAGCCTGCACGAAGTCATCCACGGCTTCGGAACTGACGCGAACCAATCCCGGAAGGATGTCAAACGCTTTGAGTTGCTTGGACCGGATCATGCCGTACACATACGGGAGCTCCACTTGGAGCATCGCGGCCACCTGTTGCGGGGTATAAAATTGTTTCATTTCGTGAGTTTTGCCGCAATATAGGCTTTTCTCACTTAATGCTTTTTGACCGTTTCGTAGAGGGTCACGCCCTCCTCCCTCAAGATGTTCCGGGCCCACGCGAGGCCAGCCTTCCCACCCCACAGAAGGTACGAGATGGTCCCGCACGCCTTCGAGTCGTTGGGGTCGTAGTCCTCCGCCGCACGGGAGAGGTAGGAGTACATCCGCTTGACGGTATCAAATGACACCGCCTCCCCTTGTGCCAACTGCTGCGCCCGGACCTTGCCGACCTGGGTGGCGCACTTGTTGCCGACCTTTCCGTTGAGCTCGATCCCGCGCTTGGCGTTGTTGCGTACCCCCTCCGGGGCGCGGTATGTCTTAAAGTTCGCAGCGTAGCTCATAGGCGCGTTGGAGTTTCTTGACCATCTGCGCGTTCTTGCCCGTGCAGTTGCACACCTTGGCGGCAGCGTTGAAGGTCCGGTTGTAGATGTCGTACATGACGCGCGTTTGGGCACGGTTCAGGCGGCCCCTTTCGATGGAGGGTTGCATATCCTTCCAGCGTTTGACGTCGCCCTTTTCCATTGCGACGTTCCGCCCGGGGAAGATCTCGTTGAGTTTCTTCTGCCTTTCGTCACAGCCGCAGTCCTCGACCACTTTGTGGACCAGCTTATCTATTCCCGTCGCTTTGGTCAACTTGGCGATCTTGTCGCCCAGCCCCTTGGATTCGTTTTCTGACACGTCGAATGGTGGTGTATAGTGTGTGGCGAGAGATGCCCGTGGCCTCCGCGAAGGAGTCCAGGGTGTGCCCCTCTTCAAAGTATATGGCAAACACCTCCGCATCGAACCAAGGAAGCTCCGCGAGGCGCTCCTCGATATGGGTCAGGAGTTCGTCGCGGTGGGCCGCTACCCCGTCCCCATCCCACCAGTCGACAATGTGCCGCGCAAACTTGCGGCGGCGCTCGATGTCCTTCCTCCACTTGTAGTGGTACCGGGACGTCTTGGAGTTGTAGTTGTTGACCATCACCCTCAAGACCCAGTACTTCATCTGGCCCCTTTCGAGGAGGCCGTCGATGGTTTCCTCCTTGGTTTGGTAGAGCTGGAGGATGACCTCGTGGAGCAGGTCGGGGCCGTCCCTTCCGGCGATCCGGTACGCGGCCTGCTCGAGGTCGGCGTAATTCTTCTCGAGGTATCGGGACAGGGTCACAGCTTCCGTACTCGGCGGTTGTAGACCTCGATGAGCGCCTCGAGTTCTTCCGAGGAATACTTCCGGGTCTGGTTGGACATCTGCTCAATCTGCTCCGCGGTGCCTTCCCCGTACTCTTCGTCCAGCCTGCGCGCAAACTTGAACTGCTCCCCGCTGCGGAATCCGTTGCACTTCTTGCATTGGGGCGCTACGTTCACGAGTCCCTCCTCGGGGTCGCACATCCACCGCGTCGCAAACTTCCCGCGGGACTGAAAGTGGCCGGCGTCCATCGTCTTCCAATGGGCCTCCCTGCCGCAGGTGTAGCAGGCGACGTATCCGCGGTGGTCGGCGTCCTTGGCCCGCACCCATTGGGAAAAGACCCTGTCGAGCTTGGCTATGAGCTTTTTGCGGTTCACGCGACGATCCCCAGACACGAAAGCAAAAGAATGACAAGGGCGAAGAGCCGGACCTGGTGCTCTTGGAAGTATTCAACTCCGATTTGTGCGAAGCTCAGGACAGCGATGGCGGCGAAAAGCCCTTGACTCATTTGGGTTTGATTTGACCGAGGGCCAAGAGGTCCTCCTCGGTCAACAATATAGCCTTCCGCTTGGGTTCGCCAACTGAGGACCGGGTGTGGGGGTCAAATTCCGGACGATGCTGACGCTCCAAAATCCGCTCCGCGCGGGTCTCTTCCCACTTGCGGCAGCACTCCATGATCTCCCCCAGCTTCAGCCGCCCGTACATGGGCCCAAACTTGTCGCGCTTGATACCCTCAAACACGAGCTTGAACTCCTCGAGCTTGAAGGCGGGAAACTCTTCGATGAGCGCCCGCGCCGTCTCCTTCATTTCGTCGTCGTCTTGGATGGTTTTGGTCGCGTCGACGAACTTGATGAGCTTCCCGAGCTCCAAGAAAAACCACGCGCGGACCGTTTCTGGGTGCAGGCGCAGCGCCGTGCGGATGTTTGTGCCCTCCTCCCACGCATTTTGAGGGGTCAAATTTCGACTTTCTCCCTTGAGTAGGGCCTGACTCCTACCCGTTAGCGATGAAGTCCTTGAGGCCATCCGGAGTGAATCCGTCGGGGTTGAATCCTTTTCGTCGTGCATTGCTTCGTTTGTTTCGTTCGTTGGTGAGCCATTGCTTGGCCTTGTACTTCCACCGGGCGATGGGGGTGCCGTTGACCATCCAGTCGTTGGCCTGGTAGTAGTTGAAGAAGGCGGGGCCCAATGTAGGGGCCAAGTCCCCGCCCCCGATTTCGGACAGGTACTCCACCACCTCCTCCTCTGTGGGTCTCTCCCACGCGCGCGCCTCTGTTTTCTCTTCTGTTTTATTGTTTCTATATGTACTGATGTCCCTTTTGTCAATCACGTGTTGCACCTTTTGTACATCAGCTGATTGACCTTTTGTATACTCCTGTTTGCCCTTTTGTACATCAGGGCGGAGGCAGTATGTGTAGACCGGATCGAACCCATTCCGCTCCCGTGTGATGGCCTCAGCTTCGACCAGCTTCGACAGGGCCGCCCGGATTTGCTTCTCCGAAAGGAACGGGAGGTAGATGTGCATCTGTCCCACGGTTTGGGTCAGGCACGCCCGCCCGGTTTCGTGGTCGTTGCGCTCGACCCAGTACGCAATGTGCGCGAACACGACAGCGGCAGGAATACCCCACCGCTGCGCGTCCTCTACTTCGAACCAATACTTCATGCGGGGAAGATGCCCATTGGGTCCAACTTGGACAAGGCCGTGTCAACCCATCCCATCTCCGTATCCAAGATTACGAGGGCCTCTTCGCTGAGTCCCTTCTGGGCGCGCTCCTTCTTCAGGCCCACGAGGTGGTGCCGGAGGAAAATGATCCGTGCCGCCCGTTCTTCGATGGTCAAACAGTCATTCATCCATCCATGCGTTGAAGGCTTGCTCGTACTTCTTGGCCAGCTCAATCACGTCCTTCACCATGACCTCGTGAGGGGTGTCGAACTGCTTGTGCTTGTACTGGTTGGCCCACGCCATACCTGCCACCTTGAAGCACATCCCGCGGATGATTTGCTTGTCCTTGTTGGGGTTGGATGCACGCGGGGCAAAGCCCTGCTGGGGCGGGTTCTTGGAGACCTTGAGCTTCTTCCCCCAACGCTCGTTGTTGGAGAGGACCTCGTAGTACACCTCGTCCCCCACGGCATAGGGTGGGGTTTCGCTCTTGCTGTTGGCCTCCCCTACGGTGCCGTCATTCAATGCGATTTCAAACTTGTACATGGTGCCGTACTTCCCTTTCCAATCGCCCTTGCCCTGGATGGATTCAATTTGTGCTTGCTGCATGGCTCAGGTTTTTCATGTTGATGTTCAGGCGGTCGCAGACCTTGCCGAATTCCACCGTGGTGAACTTGCCCGGGTCCTTCAACTTGCGGTTGATGGTGGCCGGGTCTACCCCTACGGCTTGGGCCAGATCCTTCTGGGTGACCTTTTGAATGGCCATCTCTGAAACGATGGCGCGGTTCGCGAGTCGGAACCAATCTTGGTACTTCATGTGAATGAGATTTGTTGCCCCAAAGATACGTCCCCGGTTTGCACATTCGCAAATCTTGACTACATTTGTCCCAAACAAACACACAAATGAAGTCACAACTCGACCTCCTCGAAGAAGTCAACCACAAGCTCGGACGTAACGAAGCCCTCCGGGATGCCATTGTCATCGTCAAGTCCTACGCCGAGCACGTCACCCAGCAGGCCGACGAACGCGAATCCTCCATCCGTGAACACCTCAAGGCGTTCCCCGAAGGGACCGGGACGTACTACTCGATGGACGACCCCAAGCTGTTGCAGTTCCGCAAGACCGTGGAGGTGCTGAATGAAATCATTGCCAAACTCGCCAAAGCATGAACGAATTCTACGACATGATCCGCTCCCAATACGGGGGGATTGCTGAGTGCTGCCAAGCCCTGGGCATCACCCGGGACCAATTCGACCGCCATCTCCGCTCCGGGTCCAAGGTGTTCCTCAATGCCGTCGCCGATGGTTGCCGCCTGTCCCGTCAGGAGGTGGCGTGGGAGTACAAATTCGCGAAGGGATGATCAAAGAACTACAGAAGCTCCCGATGGATTCCCTCGAGAAGGCATTGGCCAAGATGACCAACAACGAGCTCGTCGGGCTGGCCAATCCCATCGCCGATACTCCGCGGTCCCTGCGCGGGGACAGCACCTCGCAGATGCTGCTCATGATTTGCGACGAACTCGAGCACCGCAACCCTGCCCTCTGGATGGCTGTCTCTGCCGACATCGAAAGGAGAGAGGCCCGCGCCGCGCGTATGGACACTTTCATTGCACCATTCAAGTCATGAAATACCAAGACTTCATCGATCAAAAGGTCAAGCACGCGCAAAGCGTAGGCATTGAGCCCAAAGACCTGAACCGTCACCTATTCCCATTCCAGCGTGAAATTGTGGAGAAGGCGTGCCGCCGCGGGCGGTATGCCATCTTCGCGGATTGCGGATTGGGCAAGACCCTCATGCAGCTGGAGTGGGCGTATCAAGTCACGAAGGCCACAAGTCAGAACGTGCTGATTCTTTGCCCGCTTGCCGTCGCCGCGCAGACAATATCCGAAGGTGAAAAATTCGGTGTTCAGGTGGTG